AACACCATCATTACAGCTACATCAACAGGTCCTATTTCATAGCCAAGATAAGCTGACCAGAGCGCAGCCGTATTCTCAAAGTTTTCTCTAGCATCTCCATAATCAGCGTTACGATCATTGTTAATGACCTTCATTGCTTCTTTTAATATGTCATCTCTATCCATTACCACGGTATTTCATCCCCTATTGACCAATCTATTGACTTATCTATGCCGTCACGAATGACAGTTGTTATCTCAGCTTTAGGAAAACTATCGTAAGCAGCTTCCAAAAACTTAGCCGTAAAATCATTAGATAATATTCTAGCAACATCCTCGAAGCTGTAAACTATCCAATGCTTATACTTCTCACGTAGTATGTGAGCATTGCGAGATGCAATGCAAACAATTCTACCACCTTCGAGCTCGACGCAATAGCAATCCTCAGCCGGTGGCTTATGACCAGCTTCAAGAGCTGTCTTCTCCAACAACTCCCACGCCCTCATAAGTTGAGCTGCAATCTGATTAGTTGCCATTACGTCGTTAGCTTCGACTGCGTAACCTAACGCCTCGTAAGCAGCTTCAAAACGGCCAGCCATTTCTGGCGGCACAAACGTAGGCAATGTATCACCCCAGTTATCAACTTTCTCACGGGCAATACGATCCAACGGTTTAAGCTGTCCCCACACTTCTGCTTTAATGAGTGGAGCGCCACCTTCAGGTCTACCAAGTACATCACGTCCCTTTCTCTGTGCTTCACTTAATGTAACACGTTTCTTTTTCTTTTTCATTACCATGCTAATCTCCCTAACTTTTCCTCACCTTGTTTTCTCACCTCACCTCACCGCCTCCTCACTTACGTATATATATACGTTAAGGTGAGGAGGAAGGTTTTAGAGGCTATTTTACCTCACTTCCTCACCTTTCCTCACTTAGAAGTAGGAAGGTGAGGAACTAATGAACGGTACGCCCATGACTACTAATATCACTCATTTCCATCAGCAACATACGAAAGAACGTCAGGTCAGCTATCCCGTCGTCACAAGCCCTAAGAGCCTCACGCCTTTGACCTTCCTTAAATATGTCTTTGGTCCTTTTGTTTGTGTGGTTCCACTCCACCTCATATATTTCCTCTTCAGGGCTCCACACGAGCCGTGCGATTACTTCTTCATTTTCACTCATAATAACACCTTAAAGTTTTCTATGTTAAAGTGAGCCACTGGCTCAATGTCCTGAGGATCTCCGCGTGACGTTAATCCACCTACACTAACGTGAAAATCTTCTGGTGGAAACTTAGTCATGGCAAACTTGTCAGTAAATTGGACGGCTAGAAAACACGGTAACTTTGTAGCCTGACTTAAATTTCTTGCCATCATTAACTTATACATACTTATCATATATGTGTCATACCGTGTCATTTCGTTTTTGCGTTGTCTAGCTTCTATAAATGCCACCGCCTTACCATCTCGCATTGCCATAAAGTCCAAGCTTAACTTTATTGGCATTTTGTACAATTCACATTTAAAAACATTTTCAATAACTTTTGCTATTTGCTTTTCGTTATTCAAGTCGTCCTGAGTTTCATAGTATGGGCGCGTCATAGTCCAGCCTCTTCTCCAGTTATCCAAGTTCCAACCGACACGACTTGGACTTCCCTTGCCTGCCGCTTGTCATAAAATTGTTCGACACGTAGCACGTCAGTCTCCAGCCATTGCTTAACTATAGCACGGATTTTAGCTTTTTCGTGTTTCTTTTCCACGTCCAGATCTAACACCTCTGCCACAGCAGATCCCACCCACATTTTAGCTTGCACACTTTGCCTGTACGGCTCACCGTCTTCGAGCGACTGCCCAACCAGCCTCTGCACCTTCATAGCGTCGCGTGTTGTCACGCCGTCAAACAGGTCAGGCATTTTAAATGTAACCGCGACGCCCACGTACTCACCGTTAGGTAGCTGCACGCCCTCCATACGCCTGTACACCGCCTTCTCTGCCGGCGGCGCCAAGTTAGCCTTACCGTCGTCAACTCTGAATATGCCGAGACTTTGTTGCTCGTTCACACCCAGCTTCAGCGCGTCGTCCTGACTGACCTTGTTAATAACTCTGGCAGCTCTAGCAGCTCCGATAAGTGACCCAGCGCCACGCACGCTATCCACCGTCGCGTCATCGCCGTGCATCTTACGTATGTGATGCGTCAACACAAAAGCGCAATCAGTTCTATCCGCAATCGATCTGACACTGGCTATCGCCGCATTCATTGCCACGTTATCATTCTCGTTAATCTGATTGGCGCCAACCCACGGGTCAACGAATACCATGCCAATATTGTTTTGCTCTATCTTGTCGGCCATGTATTCCCTGAGTTCCTCGTCTACGTCGAGCCCGTCGCGTGACTGCTTGGCAAATATAATTTTTAAATCGCGTCCGGCGTCCAGAAATAGCCGGCCCCTGACGTCGTCAGCTTTTATGTTGTAGTGCATCATGGCGGCAGCCACACGACGCTGCATTTCCTCCAGCGGATCTTCGAGGTTAATGAGCCACACGTTACATTGCTCGTGAACCATGTCCTCCAGCAACGCCTTACCCGTAGCAATAGCCAGCGCCTCAACTGTTTGCATCGAAGTCTTACCAATGCCTCCAGCCGATGCCAGTACGCTCACATTAGAACGTATGTAGTGACGCCCGTAAATCCACCGACGCGCCGGTATACTTGCCGGATCTACAGGGTCATAAGGTGTAGGCCACTGCCTCTCAGCCTCTATTATTTCCTGTTTCACTTGTTCTACCGGCTTTGCCAGCGCCAACGCCTCACGTAACTTGTCCTCGCCCACTTCCTTTAAGTAGTCGTTTGCGTCCACGACATTCTCTACGCCCAGCTCGTTAAACCTGACGACGTGCACAGACGTGCTACCGTCGCCGCTGAGCACGTCAGCGCATTTGTCTACGTCTAAGTCAGGATCTGCACATACAGTCACGTCTGAGGCTCTAGGCACGTTATATGACTGCATTCCAGCCTTACCAAATGTGCACACGATAGTCGCCTCGACGTTACCGCTTGTCGCTTGGTGTACTGACAATGCGTCTTCGGGCCCTTCCACCATTATGATTGCGCCGCCGTCGTGCTCGTCGCCAATACGCATTACGTTGCCAGCTATTACGCCACGGCTATACTTGCTGATGCCATTGTGATCACGCTTCTTACCTTCAGGCGTCAGTAACACGGCCTGTATGCCCTGCACGTCGCCTTCCGAACTGAGCGCCGGAAAGATAATAGCTGGCCCGTCGTACACGTTAGGGCTAAAGCGTGCTACATTCGTTGCTGTAGACGCTCTAAGGCCCCGTGAGTTAAGGTAAAGCAACGCCGGACGTATTGCGTCCTTGTTATCACGACTGATAGGTACGGCCCTGTCCCACGCCTCCTTAGCCTTTTTAATTTTGTCTTTACGTGTTTCCTGATCCCGTACCAGCATTTCCTTGTTAGCCAGCCGGCTGATTAACCTGTCGAACTCTGACACTGTGTAAGGCATTGTGTCTGAGTTTTCTAAAATTTTCGGATTTTCGCCGCCACGTTTAAAACCTGATCCGATTGTGGCTTTTATCTCTGGCTCAGTTAGACCGACTGACTTTGCAGCCGTGTGCAGCTCCATAATAGCTAGGTCAATGTTAGACGGCGCTAAATGCGCGTGCCTACCTAGCAAATATGCAGCCTTGTTTAATGTTTCATTACGGCCACCCTTTAACGTTATCGTAACGTCGCTGACGGCACTTTCTTTTACTTTTTCAAAATAAGCTTCTGACATTTTTATCTCCCAAATTACGTACGCCCTGCCCAATCACTCAGGCAGGGCGCGTCTTCTTAGAACCCGAAGTCTTTACCTTGACCACTGTCCCCTGCCGGTTGAACACTGGGAGGTTGCGTTTCTGTCGCGGCAGGCGTTGCCTCATAAGTTGTCGCGGCCATTGCAACGGGTTGCTCACTACCAGTTGGACGATCAATCCACTTGGTAATGTTGAAGCCCACATCGTAAGAAGTTCCCTTACCTATCACAACAGGCGTACTGGTTGTAACTTGCACCACCGGTATTTTTGTTGCGAAATTAGGATCTTCCTCAACTTGGTTATAAAGCTTAGCTATAAACTGACCAGCTCCATAACTGTTGTTACTGAATTGAGCTTCACGCCCATTAGCCCAGCAATCTACCTCGAACCCTTTTTTATGTGGGCTCCCCTCAGGCTTTACTAGTGGCTGTGCAGGCGACGGCCACGCTAGAAATTCGCGCACGCCGACGTCAATGTGAAGCCAGCCAAAGACGACGTTTTTAACGTCAATGGCTATCCCCTTATTCATATCAATATCCTCTAAGTCACCCGTTGGGGTTCTCATGGTCCACTTATTCTGTGGCAAGTTAACCCTGACATATGACATATCGGAAGTGTTGTTATCATCTTGAAAAGAAATTGGCATAATGTGTCTCCTTGACTACGTTTGCTCATTGGTGAATTTAAAAGTGTACGGCGGTATCTGGATCGTTTGCAACTCCCCATAATCATACCCCCACACACCGGTTTCCTGCGCCGATACAAATCTGTCCAGCGCATATTCAACGGCTGCCCTGCCCTCTTGCAGTGACCTCTCGTCGAGCTCGTAGACGCCTACACAGTAAGGCGCCTCTTTTCCTACAGCGATAAACACAAACCGGTCTATCTCGTGACCTTCGAGTGCCATGCACATACGGTAGAACTGGTCCTGTATGTGATAGCCCAGCTTGCCAGCCTGCGACGCGAAGCCGGCAGGACTAGGATCTATCGTTGTCTTTAAATCAATTATTACGGCAATATCTTTTCGCCACGCATCCGGCCTGCATCTTAGGTCAGCATTCCTGACATGATCTTTTACAAACAAACTGGGCTCTATTAAAATGTCACCAGTTAATAGTTTTGCCGCTTCCTCGTTTGCCCACACAGCCTTAGCCATGTCGTGTGCAATTTTATACTCTGCCTCTGTTAGTAAGATTGCGCCGGCTGCTTCAGCTTCATCTTTACGCTCAGTCCACGCCTTGCCACGCCTTGTCTCTGGCCCACACCAAACAGTTTTTGATCTGTGAGGCTCTAAGCATAACGTGTGCGTAGCTGTGCCTAAGTCAAATGCTGCTGAGCTTTTAAATTCGCCGTACTTGTAATGCGCTAAAGATTTCTGCGCTATAATTTTTGCACCTGAAGCGCTTAATGCTGGCGATAGGTGATATTCCTCATTGTCGAGGTTTAGTTTGATACTCATGTTGTTTACTCCCATAATTTCCAATGAGTAGAGCCTCAGCTCTGTGTTCATCTTTTTTTCTTTTTAACTCTGACGTTAAGTCAGGATACCACTGCTGTGCTAGACGTCTACTCGCGTCTTTATCTTTTGCCAAGCCTAAAGCTCGTTTCCAAGTGTTGGCGCTTA